TTCTTCTTTTATTATTGGCATACTAACTCTTTCTATTTTGAGTATTGCCTGGTCATTTTATTTTTGGTTTAAATAATGCCTAACTTTGGTGAATTTATTTCCAATGCGGTTGTTCCGCCAGCGGTAAACGCTTTTGAAATACTTGGTTATACGCCAACACCTCGACAACTAGCGTTTCACGAAGCTTCAAGAGAACGTCTTGATGCAATCCTTTATGGTGGAGCTGCAGGTGGTGGAAAATCCTGCGCATTTGTTATGGATGCAATTTGGAATGCCACAAACTTTCCTGGTATGAAAATCGGTTGTTTCCGACGCACATACAACGAGCTTGAAGAATCATTTCTAGCCGAACTTGCAAAGCGTAATTACGCTCGAGCAGTTGGCGCAAAATGGAATTCAACAAACAGAGTTCTTAAATTTCCTAATGGATCTGTTATTAACTTCTCATACGCAGAAAACCTTGTTGATGCATCCCGTATTCTCGGTGGTGAATATCAAGCTTTCTACATTGACGAAGCTTCGCTAATGCTTCCTGTTGTTATTCAACACATTGAAGAGCGTCTTCGTTCTGGTAACCGATTGGTTCCAGTTATTGGTCTTCGACTTGCAACTAACCCTGGTGGGGTTGGTCACAAATATCTGAAAGATCGTTTTGTAAATCCGACTAAACGCGGTAAAATACGACATTCAGAAATGGTTGAAGGAACAAGTCTTTCAAGAACAGTTGCCTTTATTCCGGCAAAAGCATCAGACAACCCTCACATTAACGAGAGTTACGATGTTGTTCTTAACTCAATTCCTGACCCCCAGCGTCGAGCAGCAATGCGTGACGGTGACTGGGACGCAATGGTCGGACAGTTCTTTGAACAATGGCAGTTTTCAAAACACGTTGTTCAATCATTTCCCATTCCAAAAGAATGGCCTCGTTACGCTGGCATTGACTATGGTTATGCAGCTCCGTGGGCCGTCGTTTGGTTGGCGCATGATAATGACGGACGCATTTGGGTGTATCGCGAAGCGTACTCCACAAAAGTAAACGCCGATTATCAAGCAAAGATTATTCTTGAAACAGAAAAATCTGCTGGGGAATTTGAAGTTATCCGCGTAGCTGACCCTTCAATGTGGGGTAGTCGCGGAACACCACTTTCTATTGCCGATATTTATGGGCAAGAGGGATGTGGAATTATGCCCGCTGACAATGATCGTATTAACGGTTGGTCGCGAGTGCATCACTACTTAAATGATGGACCTGCTTGCGAAATTCACCGCCAAGCTGGATTAGACAAATGTCCAATGATTCACGTCTTTGAAGACAAATGTCCAATGTTCATTGAAACGATTCCTGCACTTCCTCGTAGTTCTGCTAAACCAGATGACGCGGAAACAAAAAATGTTGATGACCACATTGCTGACGCATTGCGTTATGTAATTATGGCTGTCGGAACATATGCACGACCAATCCTGTATGATGAAGAACCACGGTTTAAACAAATCGGTTTTCCTAATACAATGGCTCAAGGACCTGATCACGAAAACGAAGGCATGGCCCTACCCATGTACGGCGGTGGAAAATTTGTCGGGGACTTTAATTCAACGAGTCCCTTTTAAAGAAAGATAACCAGAATGGCTATTACATCTTTTAGAAGGGGCATTGAAGAGGCCGCTAGTAACATGTTTGATGACATGTTTGATGTCGCAGAAGGCCGCCCAAAGGCGAGCCCAAAGCGTGCTGGTTTTGGTACTGGAATCCCAATTGGAGGATCAACAGAAACCAACCCAGGCGTAAACGTAACTGCCGGTACAATGGACCGCAATACGTTTATGGAGCAGTTGCTCCAAGCATATCTTGCTTGTCCATGGGCGTCCGCTTCAATTGATACAATTGCTCGCACCGCAACTGCCGGTGGCCTTGAAATTGCTCATATGAACAGTGTTGCTGGTCCCGAAAGAGCACCAGAAGCACCAGCAGAAGTAAAAGAAGTTCAAGAACTTCTTAAGTATGTAAATCCATACGAAGACATTCGCCAATTAATGCGCAAGGTTATTACTGACCTTCTCATTTTCGGTGACTCATTCACAGAAGTTGTGTGGGTAATGGGTAAGCCAGCTGCGCTTTATCCTCTTGACCCAACAACAATGACCGTTCTTTCTGATGAACACGGTAACGTAAACGGATACACTCAAACTACCAAAACTAACCGCAAGGCAAAGTTTAAACGTAGCGAAGTTATTCACGTTAAGTTTGACTCACCTGGTGACACCCTTTACGGTGTTTCACCAACGCAGAAAAACATTCTGCCCATTACTTCTTGGCTGTTTACAGCCGCGCTAATCAAGGAGACAATGAAGAAGGGTGACCCTCTTCGTGCTCACGTTGACTGGCCAATGGCGCTTCCTGAATCAGAAATGAAGCGTTTACAGCAGCAATACGCTATTCGAAATCTTGGCGCACGTAACATCGGTAACCTTTTTGAAACAAAAGGTGGAGCCGTTGTTCGTGAAATGGGAACAAACCAGATCAATAACTGGCTTAACACCCTTCAACAACGCCGCGACGAAATCTTGTCTGGGTATGGTGTACCACCTTCAAAGGTTGGAGTCATCGAAGCCGGGAACATTGGTGGAGGAACAGGCACCCAGCAAGACAAAACTTTCCGTGTTAACACGGTTGGCCCAATTCAAGAAATTGTTCTTGAAAAATTTGCTTTTCACCTTATCCACGAATGCTACGGGATAACAGACTGGACTCTTAAGTTCGGCGTGGTTGACTGGCGAGACGACGAAGTTATTGAACTTATTCGTGACCAAAGAATTCGTAACGGTACATGGACAATTAACCGCGCTCGTGGTGATGTTGGTGAGCCACCAATTGATGGTGGAGACGAAGCAGTTCTTGTTGACCGTCAGAACATGGTTCTATGGCAGGACATTCACGATCTTTCTAAGGCTAACCTCGAACTTGTTCAGGCTCAGGTTAAGACCGCAAACATGCCAGTTATGGGTAAGACCAACCCAGGTGGAAAAGATGTTTCCGTTGGCGATGGTGCCGACAAGCCTAAGGGCAAACCAAAACAAGCGCCAGCAAAAATTGACGCGGTCGGCGCTCCAAAGGGAACCGAATCAGTAGAAGAACTTCGTGAAGAAATTCGCGAAATGTCTAAAGTTATTTCCCAATTAGTGGAGAAGCTAAATGACAACGCCTGAAAATCCGCAACCTATTGAAATTAACGGCGAAGAATTTAAAAACGAAAATGAACCGGTCTACCCATTTCTTGGAATGACCGCGGCAAAGGCGGCTGCTCTCGTTAGCAAAGAAGTCGGCTGATGGCTGGTTCAAACTATTTGGGTCGTGCAGGCGCTTATGCGATGCACAGAAAATATCCATCTGGATCGCAAACCGCTGCACAGTTAGCCGCTCAACGAGCAAACCTTATAAAAGCTCGTCAAGCTCGTGGCCAATATCGTCACACAAAATCTGCCACTTATAAAGGCATGAGGAAATCAACTGTTAAAAGTCGCGGAAACGCGGCAGCAGGAAGAGCTTTTAAGCATCACGACATTTTCTTTGAAAAAGGAAAAAACAGAGCACTCGGCATTAAATACATGCAGTTTCACAAAAAGGCTCGTTTAAAAAAATTACGCATTACTGGTATTAATAAAAGGTTCCGCAGTCGTATTGGACCTTCAAGATACAAAGGAAGAACAACCTGGGGTGCAAACCGCAGGCCAGCCTTTAAAAAACACCTTGGTCGCCGCCACCGTCGTTTCCGATCGCAAAGTCGTTGGAGAGGTCGTGGAAGAAGGTTTACACCGAGATGACAAATTCTACAGGAGACAACATGGCCTCAACTAAGGCAGCCACTATTCGTGGTATCTTTTTAAAGCCCGGTCTTTCCAAAAATCGTCGCCTCTACACACGCGGCAACATTGGAAAAGCTGTTGAGCGTATGAAGCAACAAATTGCTTCTGGCGAAGGAATGCCAATTAACATGGCAACCAGCCACGCTGCTGCTTTTAAAGACGACGCAACTTCAACAGTTGGTCGTATTACTGATGTAAAACTTCTACCTGATGGATCTGCACAGTTTGAAGCTGAAATTGCAAACACCGCCTACGGCCGTGACATTGCAAACTTGGCTGCTGGCAAGTTCATTAAGGGAGTCTCTATTCGTGGC